TTGTCACCCCTTGTTGTTCAGTGTTTTTGACACCTTTATACTTTTTGCCATTAATAGCTGCAAGCATTTCCCTTGACTTATCGCACTTTTTTTCAAGTTCTTTCAACCTCGTTTGCCATCGAGCAAAAAGTAATTCGCTTTTCTTTGGCGGGTGTAAATGAAAATGAATATCCTGGCGTATCCACTCTATTATTTCTTTTTTGGTAAACTCATTCAGAAAATCCATTTCTTCTCCTTTGTTTGTAGGTAATCCTGTTGAGGCTGTTGTTAGATGTTCGCTTCCTTAATCCCTCGCTCTATTGAATTGTAAGCAGATCCAAGCTCAAGAGCTTTTTCTGTCTTGTCATAGCTTTTACCACACATAACAAATACATGTTCAACAATCCGAATCGGGTATGGGTGGACCCCGGCAAGTAAACAGACTTGCTCTCTTTGATAGTGGTTCAACTTCTCCGTGCTGTGCCTCCGGAGACTTGCGGACCGTTTCCGGTCCAGTTTGCGTTGTTCTTTGTCCAGGGCGTCCGCAGCTTCCCGGGCCGTGGTAAAGGTTCCCACGCACTTGAGGGCCTGGAAATAGGCACGGAACTGGTCCACCCTCTCTCGCAGAATAACATGGCCTTTATATTGGAGCTTCACTTCTTACCCCCCCCCACCATTATACGGTTCGCAGAAATGATAGGAGCCATGGAATAGGCCCCCCATGGCTTAACGTGTTCCACCCCGTCCCAGCTAGAAATCCCCAGGCGTTTCCCTTCAGTGGTGGTCAAAAACTTGGCGGTTCTCTTTGCTACCGTGATGGTAATTATACATTCAGAATCACATACGGACCGGGTCCAGTATGTCTTTCCAACTTCAAATGTGTTTTTTGCGTTTTTCATTTTGTTACTCCTTATATGTCTCTTGGATCCGTTACAATAAAATGCGACTTACACAAAAGACACTTAAAAATTGCCCCGAATGAGCTAATGCCAACTTTTTCAATCTGCTTCTTTCCACAATGTGGACAATGCTTTACCATTTTGTCTCCTCCTTTGTATAGGATTGTTTTACATAAAGTAATGCTCTTTTTCCACCTTTTAACGGACTCCCATTAATAATGAAAACAGTGCGACTCAATGGAGAACCTGTATTTTTGTCCTCCCAGTATCCTTCTGGCATCTCTGCGTGTATCTGCCACCATCGGTAGAAAAAATCATCGCCAACTCTTTGTACTTTTACTTTTGCTATGGAGTTGTACCAACCATCGGCATATCTTTTTTCCATTTCTTCTAATGCAGTTGTTTTTTGATTAGTCACTTTGTTTTCTCCTGTTTAATTAAAATGTATATTTTGTTGTGTGGACATTTTATTTGCTTAAATAGAAAAAAACATCTTCACGATTTTCATTTTCAAGCTCTTCAATAATATTTGCTGTCATATGATCGACCACATCACTCCACTCGGGCAAAAAATCTACTTTTTCGAAGCCATATTTTTTTATCAATCTTTCAAGCTCTTTAGAACAGACAGAATAGATATCTTTACTATCAGAGCCAATATCTGATAGCGATAAAGTTATGGAAGGATAACAACCGCCGTTGTATAAGTCGTACTCTTTTTCACTTGCCGCAAAAGATATCAAAGATATCAAATAGCAGTCTTCAAAAATTTCTTTAAAGTTTACCATCTCTTCTAATGCAGTTGTTTTTTGATTAGTCATTTTTCTAGTCCTTTACCCCTTCGGGGCGTTGCTTTTATCCTTTACGATTATAAATATAACTCTTTTTTTCTTCCCCGGCTAGTCTTCAAGCTTATTTTTTCGTAAAATTTTATTTACTTTTCTTCAGAAAAGTCTTACTTTTTACTTACATATCAGAAAAAGTCTATATTTAGGGGTATGAACACCCGTCAGAAATACAATTCAACTATTCCAAAGGTAAAGAGGGGACCGGAGCCTGTCACCCACCGCCGCCCCTCCGATAATAGCCCAGCAGAGGCCGGCACCATTGCCTATGTTCCACCTCGCACCTCCGGGGCCAAAAAGGACCCAACTGCCCTATTCCCGGATTGGAAGTCAGCCGGGGCCTCCCTTGCGGAGGTAGTTTTTGCGGCTGAGTATCTTCAGAGCCGCTTTGATGCTGGGGTTGCTTACCGGGCGACAAACCCCAAGACCTCCCCACGCAATGACCAGGCTCACGGCATGGCCATGTTAAGGCGGCCCGCTGTCCAGGCCCTCCTGACCGACTATACAAGCAGCTGGCTCCGTGGCCGGGCTGCTCAACTAGAGTATGAGTTGTTCAGTACCCTCCACGCCTTAGCCTTTTATGACCCCGGTCAACTTATCAACCCGGACGGCACCGCTGCCTTTAATTCCTGGGAGGAACTACCCGTTGAAATCCGGCGGTGCGTCACGGCTATTGATGTAAAGTTCTATGGAAAAGATGCAAACCGGGAGACAGTCACCATATCCCTAGCCAACCGGGCAGAGGCCCTGAAGGCAATAGCGGGCTACCTGGCCACGATTAAGAATGGTATGAACGCCCAGATGAACGATGCCCTGCGGGTGTCGTCTGATACAGAAATGTTACTGGCCTCTATTATGTCCGGGGGCCGCCCCGTTGACCGCCGTCCCCCAGCCCACCGGAGGGAAGAGGCTGCCCAGGTCCGTTCAGAAGGTCCTGCCGAAGGGTATGAGGCCCCGGCTGTTATTAGGGGTCTGGGCTAATGTTTACTTGGTGCCCTGACTACCTGGCCCGTATGAGGGACTGGCCCCACCTTATGGGGCATATGGTGGGTAAGAACTTATTGACCCCGCTCCATTCCGATTGGTGTAAGATGATTTGGGATGCTCCTGGAGGCCAACACTGCTCCCTTATGGCCCATAGGGGAGCATACAAGACCACGGCCATCACTGAAATTGGCATCCTTTACTACTTGCTATTTCACCCCAATGACCGTATTGCCCTCATTCGTGAAACTTGGACAGAGTCAGTAAAGACTCTGGAAACTATTAAGAACTATATGAAAACAGAGGTCCTTCAGAGCCTATTTGCCTATGCGCACGGCAAGCCCCCCATTCCAGTGAAGTCCCCTGCTGGGTCAGTCACCTATTCTTTCAAGCGGACTATCACTAAAGAGGGGAGTATTGACGCCTATGGTATCAACCAAGTGCCGACTGGTTCCCATTATGACCGCATAATTTGTGATGATATCGTCACGATAAATTCCCGCCTTTCTAGGGCCAAGCGGGAATCAGTGAAGCAAGGCGTGCTTGAAATAATGACCAATATTGTGGACCCCGGCAAGTCCTGCTTTTTCGTGGGGACTCCTTGGCACTATGACGATGCCTGGGCGATGAAGAATGAAGAGGGTGAATTGATTATCCCGGAGGCCTGGAAATACAGACCTCAAGACACGGGTATTCTCACCCCGGCCCAACTAGAGGCCAAACGCCGTACCACCACGGCCTCGTTGTTCGCCATCAACTACATGCTAGATACAAGCGTGCGTGACGAAGGGCAGATATTTGATGAACCCCACTATGCTGATTGGGACACCACGCTGCTCCCTACCCGTATCCACGCCCATGTTGACGCTGCCTGGGATGGGACATGTACCAACGCCCTTACTATCATGTCCCGGCATCCTATTACGGCACGCATCCAGGCTTATGGCAAGATGTATCCTGGGAACATCCTAGACTGCCTTACTGATATGGTTCAGACCTGCGGGGCTTATAAAGTCCGCAGCCTCCGATTGGAGGACAACGCCGACAAGAAGATGTTAGCCAAGGAATTTATGCGGCATCCCGGTGCTCCCCAGGTATCCTCATATCATGAGGCAATGAACAAAGACATTAAAATCGCCAGCTATCTCAAGAAGTATTGGAACGACATTGATTGGGACCCCAGGACAGACCCCAACTATATGATGCAGATGCTAGACTACAGACCCGGCCAGGACCCCAGGGACTGCGCAGACTCCGCAGCCTCACTGTTACGTGAGGTGTTCTACAAGACTGACTCAGCCAAGGGCCATGGGTCCTTATATGACTAACAATCAACGGAGGGATTAACCCTAATGACGACACTCACTAAAAACTTGTTCCGGCTGGATGGCTGGAAAAACCTCCTGAGCGGCCTTGGTGGCCGCCGGGACAAGAGCCGCTACAACCGACCCTCACCGGTCACCCGGCTCTCTGACATAGAGTTGGCGGCCCTTTACTATGGGGACCCAATTGCGGCGGATGCCGTTGATTATCTCCCGGAGGATATGACCAAGGCCGGGTTTGAGGTTGATGGGGACAACGGGGAACTGGAAAAGGCCTTCAATAAACTCCACGGCCCGGAAAAGTTCAAGGAGGCCCTGGCCTACACTGAACTTTATGCTGGGGCCATCATTCTTATGGATATTGAGGGGGCGGGGACTTATGACCAACCCTATGACCCAGCCAATGGCAAGAAGATCCGGGCACTCCGTGTTTACCCCCGGACCCGGATTGACTTGGGCCTTATGACGCAGGTTGTCCTGCCTGAAAGCCCTTACTTTGAAGATTATGAAAATTTTGTCATTCGTAAGATTGACGGCAGCACTTTTACCGCCCACGCCTCCCGTTGCCTCGTTTTTAAGTCCCCGATTAGGGTGGACCCGACTATGGCTGGTTTTTTAGAGTGGGAACGCTATTGGGGGCTGCCTGCGGTCTTGCGGTATTATGACGCAGTGGCTGCTTATGGGACCCTTTTTCAGGGCCTCACCCACCTCTCGCAGGAACTGGCCGTGGGTAAATATAAACTGGCCAACCTAGAGCAGTTGGTGGCTGAGGGTGATTATATGTCTATCAACCGCCGCATGGAGGCAATAGACACCCAAAAATCCCTTGTAAATGGCGTGTTCCTTGGGGAGGGTGAAGACTATACCAGGGAGCAGTTGACGTTGTCCGGGGTGGATGGCCTCACGGACCGATTTATGATGCACGTTGCAGCGGCTACCCGGTATTCAGTTACCAGACTCTTTGGCCGTTCCGCAGCGGGCTTAAACGCCACGGGCAAGGGAGACCAAGACAACTACTATGACCGGGTAAAGTCTGCTCAAACCAACCGTATGACCCCGCCCCTCACCCGGCTCCTGGAGGTCCTGAACGCCTCACTAAAGGTCCTGCCCAAGGATACGGAGGTGGCTATCAACTACAACGCCTTGTTCCCGATGGACTCTGTCCAGGAGGCAGATGTGCGGTTCAAGATTGCCCAGGCTGACGCCGTGTATATTGACCGGGGTGTGTTGTCCCAGGATGAAGTCCGGGCCAATAGGTTCCTTGGCGGCTACAAGTTGGATACCTCAGTTGATACCGACCAGTCACCAGACCTCCTGCCCCCTAACTCCACCCCAATGGTATAATCTATGCGCAAGTCCACTACCTTTGCCCGATTATTCAGGGAGCAGGGAGACCGCAAGGCAGTCAAGTTGATGTCCCGGAGGGTCTGGAAATATCCGGCATCCCTAGAGCACCAATATGCCCGGGCCATCAAGTTCTATCTGGATAAGAGTTGGAAGGGCTATGCGGACTCATTGATATCCTCCTATATTCCAGCCCGCCTTGACGCCCTGGAGGACATTTGGCCTGAGGACCCGACCCGTGGCCCAGTTCTTGGTGCCCTCGTGACGATTGCGGAGAACATGGAAAAGTTCAACAAGCAAGAGTGGGATGCCTTCAAAAAGATTGCTGTGGGGGCAGCCTTTAGTGAGGACGATACCTGGACCCCGCCTGTGATTGATAACTGGGCCCGGACTCAAGTGACGCTAATCACCAAGGCCTCTAATGACATGCGGGACGCAGTAGCCCGGAGGGTCCGAAAAGGCGTGGCTGAGGGGCAGAACAACGACGAGGTCAAGGCCCTAATCATGCGGGACCTGCCGGGAATATCCACCCGCCGGGCCGCTATTATCGCAAGGGACCAAACCGCAAAATTGAACGGGGACCTGGCTCAGGGCCGTATGGAGCAAGCGGGAATTGAGACATATATTTGGTCCACCTCTATGGATGAATGGGTCAGAGGCCTCCCCGGTGGTAAATACTCCAACGCCGTTCCCTCTCACTACCTTATGGAGGGGCTGATTTGCCGTTGGGATGACCCGACTAAATACCGCAACGCCTCCGGGGAATGGGTGGCACGCCCGGCGGGGGCTCCCTTGCTTCATCCGGGTCAGGATATTATGTGCCGCTGCGTGGCCCTCCCTAATTGGGGGGAACTTGACGAACTAACCGATGCGACCCCGGAGGAACGGGCCCAAACTGAACTAGAAATGGCTCAGGAGGCTCTTCAGCGGGCCCAATCAGCCGCCTCTTATGTGGACCCGTCCAACCCTGCGTACAAGGAATTTGAAAAGGCCACTTTAGAGGCTCAAAAGTTCCTAGACTCTTTGAAAAAGGTTGCCCCCTCTGTGGTAGCCAAGAAGGTTGAGAAGGCTGCGGCTGGATTGGTTAAGCGGGTAATACAAACTGAACACCCTCAACGGTCGGACGAGTTTCAAACTAGCACGGCGTTCATTACGCAGCAGTTGGGGATAGATAGTGACCTGGCCAGTAGATACGCAGTGGCCATAGATTTTTACTCAGGCAGCCATTACTCAGACATACGGAACTACCAAAAGGGCCGCCTCCAAACTGCCCGGCCTGCATCTTTGGAAAGGTATAAACAGTGGGGGGAGGACTTGGAACAATTCATTGACCGCTCACCCAAATGGGGAGGTGGGGCCACCTACCGGGGTTTTTCTACCAGCCCGGAGCGGTTTGAAAAGTTGATGGCCGATATGGTCAGTGGTAAAGAATTAGACATGGGGGGCACCTCTTCATGGTCCACCAAAAAGTCCATGGCTGAGCAATTTTCCGGTATTGGTGGTGGGGCTGGTTACTATCCAGTTATTTTGGAGTGTACCGGTCAAAACCGGGGTACATCTATCCGGGCAGTGTCTAGTTTCCTTGAGGAGGATGAGGTGTTGGTATCACGGTATGCACGGTATAAGATAAGAGGAACCCGCCAAGAAGGTTCTTTGATGATATTTGAAGTTGAGGAGGTAAGCAATGGCTGGTGATACCCTAATAGAACGATGGACCAAGGATGAGGACCCAGTGGAGACTGCCCAGGCTCAGAAAAAGGACCAGGATCCGTTGGCCTGGGCGGCCCTGGTCCCGACTAATATGAATGGGGATGCCCCCGAAGATGTCCGCAAGGCAGAACGGGCCATTGTATTGGAATGGCTTGAGGGACTATTGCAGCCCACCAATTCTGTAATTCCCTACATCATGGCATATATCCAATATATTAGGCAGGGACCCCTCCCTAAAGTTGATTTCAATCCAGCTATTGATTTGGCAGAGTTCCTACCGATGAAAAAAACCCCCGTATAGCAGTTATTTTTACTCACCCCTTAAATTATACCATCCGAGACCTAAACTGGCCCCGGATGTTTGTTTTTGGTCAATCTTGGCCCACTTTATCCCTGGGCTTAATAAAAAGTTTTTGAAATCGCCTCCTTTTTTTAATTTTTATTATATTATATCTTATTACGGAGCGACTTATGAACCCCAAAATTGACTCAAAACAGACCCGCACCGACTGGTATGAAAATTTTATGGATGCGACCAGCCCGGTGGAAAAAACCCCGGAGGGATTTGTCAGGGCCACTGTGGCTGTTACCTCTATTGGTGTTTTTACTTACCGCAACCCGGATGGGACTACCCGCCGGGAATTAAGATTGCCGGAGGAGGTTTTCAAGCCTGAATCTATGAGCACCCTGGCCCTTAAGCCAATGACCCTGCTCCATCCGACTAAAGACCAGACTCCCGATAGTTTATTGAACCCGGATACCGTCAAGGAACTTGCCTGCGGCTCCGTTGGCCAGCCCTTTGCGGATTCTTACCGGGTATTCACTTCAATTATGGTGACCCGTGCGGATGCTATTCAGAGCGTATTGGATAGGCAGACACTGGGACTCTCTTGCGGGTATACCTGCGATATTGAATGGACCTCCGGGAACTGGCTTGGCCAGGACTACGATTGTATTCAACGCAATATCCGATATAACCATGTTGCCCTGGTCCCCCGAACCAGGGCGGGCGATGACGCAACAATCCGCCTTGATGATGCCGGGGCACCGGGACCCGTGCCCAGTGAGTATTTAACAACCGAAAAGGAGCCCAATATGGACTATAAAAAAGTGAACCTTGACGGGGTGGAATACCAGGCTGAAGCCCAGGTCATTACCGCCCTTACCAAGGCCCGGGAACAGGTGGCGACACTTAATTCGCAGATTGACCAGTTGCGCACTGACGCAGCGGACTCTGCCAAGAAGGTGTCCACGCTGGAAGGTGAACGGGATAGCCTCAAGGAACGCCTTGACCAGGCTGAAAAGGACATGAAGGACAAGATGGCTAGTGCCTTCCAGGCCCAGATTGCCCTAATGGATAAGGCCCGTGCGGCGGGTTGTGAAGTTCGGGCGGATATGTCTGAAGGTGAACTCAAGGCCGCTGTTATCGCCAAGAAGTTCCCCCAAGCCAAGTTGGATGGCAAGGATGAGGCCTATATCAACGCTCGCTTTGATGCGGCTTGCGAAATGATTGAGCAGGATGCGGAAAATCAGAGCCGCCAGGATGCTGCTGACCTCAATTCTAAAGACTCCACTAAAAAGGACCCTCTGTCCGAGGCCATGAAACGCTACAACGCCCGCATGGACGGTCGCTGGTCCGACATCAACCCGAACAAGGAGGCCTAACAAATGGCTGCATATGGTAACATGGAAAAGGCTGTGCCCGGCCTCTTGGATGGGCTTAATCACCAGATTGACTCCCGACTTGCCGATGGGGCAATTGAATTCGGCGATGTCGTCTGCGGCAAGGGTGGCGACCAGGTTTGTGTGGGTGGGGATGCCCCGCTTGGTATTGTTGCCCGGACCGCTCTTGACGCTCCGAACTACCCTGACAAGGCTGCCGTCAATGTCTGCCGCACTGGTAAGGTTTGGGCCAACGCCTCCGCAGCAATCACAGCAGACTCTGAAGTGTCCGTGAACGCAACCCTAGGCAAGATTGTCGCCAAGACCTCTGCCGCCGCAGGTGCCGAGCGTGCCGTGACTATCACTGTGGCTAGTGCTTCGGCTGAAGACAAGAAGGTGACTGTTGTCGTGGGTGACAAGAAATTTGAACTCACT